GCAGCTTTTCTAGCACTTCTCCAATGCCGCCAAAATTACGACTAATAAATTCAAGTTCTTCCTTTTCAGCATCAATCGCATAGCCGCGATAAATGCTCTTGCTCATATCGTTCACTTGCAGACGATCACGAATGGAGCCTTCCTTGCCAGCAGCAAGCATTGCCGCGAGACCCCTCACTTTATGAACAAAGATGTCAAATTCAGTAAGCAATGTGGCAGCAGAATTCAGTCCAGTCCAGTAATGACGAAAGCTGTCATAAATTGTCTGGAGACTGCTCATGCCCCAGCCATAGTTACGCTGCCTCACGCGATAAGGAAGCCAATCTCCATCAAAACGAAGAATCCTGTCCTTGTGAATGTAAGCAAGCGTGGGTTCGTTGATTAAATCTCCTGAGATGATCTGGTAATAAGTTGCCTTGGAATAGTCGTAGAGATTTTCTTCATTAATAACCGGGGCGATTTGCCAGCGGTCCAGGCATTCAATCTCCTCAACCCTTCGAATGTTACGTTTATCGACAGGCATGTAAGCGGGACGGCCATCGTCGATATACAGAAGTAGACAAGCACCGCCATACAAACGCGAATTCTTGGCTGCAAGATTAAGGTTTTCAAGGATGTATAGCTCTTCGATAATCTGTTCAACGCCTTGTACTTCCTCGGCCCTTACGCCTTCGCCACCAAACAACACCTTAAACCCTTTTCTCGTGGCTTGATCTGCATAAATGTCGATAATCCGACGTGGCAGCCATTCCCCATACAGGTTTTCCAGCTCTTCTTGGGCGAGGAAGATAGTGGCAGTGGTTTTGGTGTATTGGCTCTTGTCACGACCTGTTCCCATGCCGATGAGAACGTTCTGCAGCCCATCAGCACGCAATCCGCCTTCAGACATGTGCCCTAAATCAATGCCTTCGTTTTCCATAAGGAATTGTTATGGCCATCTTGTGTTGCAACCATCCTAGCTATTGGCTACATTGGAGTGCTATTCATGGCCATGATGTCTCTTGTCAAACCTTGTGCCTTTTCGTTCAGCGAAGAAGATCGTGCCATTGTTCACAGGGAAGCTAATCGTCGTCAGTTCACCAATGAAGCCAAAGCTCTCAAAGGCAGGAATAATGGTGCTGCGCGTGGTCCTGAAGCTTTGCGCCATCATTTGCTTGGGGCGGCAGGAGAAATGGCCGCAGCGTCTTATCTTGGACTGAAGCAATTCCTCTATCAAGAAACAGAAGCTCGTCGTGGATCCTACGATCTCCCTCCAAATATTGATGTGAAGACACGCTCTCGTCACTATTACGATCTCATTTGCCAACTAGATGAAAGCCCTGGGAAAGTATTAGTGCTTGTGACCATTGAAAGTCGCATTACACTGGTGCATGGTTGGATCAAAAGCGAAGATGCAATGCAGGAGAAATGGAAAAAAGATCCTGCCCAAGGCCGTCCCGCTTATTTCGTTCCGAAGGAAAATCTTTTCTCCATTGAGCTACTAAAAGAATGCTTAAATGTTCAGACTTTGCCAAACATGCCCTTGGCTTAACGCTCTATCCCAAACAAGCAAAAATCCTGGATGAATTCTTCAAGCCAGGTAAGTCTCACGCAGTGTGGGCACTTGGTAGACGGAGTGGCAAAACGCTCATGGCTGCCATTGCCTGCGTCTATATGTGCTTCGTCTTAGAGGAGAAATACAAACGCAAGGTGAGGAAAGGTGAGCGATGGTATGTGGTGACAGTGGCCAACTCTCAAGATCAGGCCCGCATCGCTCTCAACAACATTCGTCAGCTCATCATTGAAAGTCCCTTCGCCCAGGAAATTGTTCGCGAAACTGCCGACATCATTGAAATTAGCAACAACTGCGTCTTCAAAGCTATTCCCACGTCTGGCCGCGCAGCGCGTGGTCTCGCCTGCGCAGGCGCCGTATTCGACGAGCTTGCCTTTGCTACGGAGGGCGATGCGAACAGTGGTGGTCGTGGCATCTACGACGCTCTAAGCCCCTCCATTGCCCAGTTCGGTGGTGAGGGACGCATCCTTGAACTCTCGTCTCCTTGGCTTACAGACGGCATTTTCTTCCAGCATTTCAAAGAAGCATCATCGGGACGATTCCCTTTCATGCAGGCAGTAAACCTGCCAACGTGGGAAATGAACCCACAAATTTCGCAAGAGTTTCTTGACACAGAGCGTCAACGAGACCCAGAGAAATTTAAGGTGGAATATGGGGCGCAGTTCGCCAACAACCTGTCCGCCCTCGTTGCTAGCGATGTCATTGACGCATGCATTGATGACCGTCGGGCAACTTTACCACCGCGCTCCGAATATCAAGGGGCTTATGTGCTGGCCCTTGACCCTGCCCGGGGCGGCGTTGGGCGTGATGATTACACTGCTTGTATCGTTCATTTTGAAAACGGCACTCTCGTCGTCGATAAATTCCACTCCTTCTCCGCAGACTTTGAAATCAACGGACGAATGGAAGTGAATATCAATGCAGTGGAAGATTGGATTAAGGAGCAGCATCGCCTATATATCTTTGAAACTATTGTGATGGACCAGTTCAACAGTGCTGGCACCATTCAAGCTTTATCTAGCGATCTTCCCATTACAGAACTCACTTGGACAGTTAGCTCCAAGATGAAAGCATTTAGCAAGATGCGGGAGCTTTTCAATGCGGGGCAAATCAATGTCTATCGCCATGAGAAAGCCATTCAACAGCTTAAAAATCTCACCGTGGTCTACAAACCAAGTGGACAATGGAGCGTCAGTGGTGGCAAAGCGTCTGGTATTGACGACTTAGCATTTGCAATGGCAGGAGCTATCCTTGCTGCCTCCAAAGAAGATGACATTGGGTGGATTGATAGCTTGATCTCCTAGTATGATTTTTGTTTATTAGTTCCGTCATGCGATGAATTGTTGCGAATTATCTATTCAAGAAGCCACTTACCTTCTTGCTTTGCTTGAAAGCGACAGGCAAACGGCATTGAAGCTTCTAGCTGCTGACCATTTCTACGAACCAACGCTTCTGCCAAAGCTCCGCAAATATCTTCGTTGCCTCAAAAAAGGAAGCGATGAGTAGCAAGCGGCTACCATAAAAGAACATTCGCACTTTCAGCGATGAGACGAGAAGAGGAAATAGAAGCGAGCTATCAGCTCGCCGTGGATGCTGCCTACGTTTTTCAAAATGCAGTGATCGCCCATGGCAGCCATAGCTACCAGGCCTCTCAGGCCCATGCAGACTACGTTCGCTTGATGGACGATCATTACAAAATCAAGGGGCCAGTGTCTCGCGAACAGCATTGGCAAGCCTATTGCGAACAGAATGCTGGCAGCGTTGAATGCCGAGAATACGACGTTTGACCCAGTCCAATCAGTGCTAATATTGCAAAGCTTTCGCGAAGCACGCTGGCCAGCGTTTCAATGGGCAGTGAACAGGCACTGTCTTTGACCATGAGGCATAGAGGATCAAGAGCCAACTCTTGATTAAATGCTGTACAACGATGGATTGAAGCCCCATCTCAGCGTCCTCTTCCTTGCCTGTGAGCCCTTGTAGCCCAACCAGGTAGAGGCATCTGGTTTAAGCCCAGAGAAGTGTCAGTTCAAATCTGACCAAGGGTATTAGAATTGGAATACACAACATGCTTTCCAATGACTAAATACAGGAATTACACGGAAGACGACATTCGACTGGCAGTTGAAAACAGTGTGAGTATCGCACAAGTCCTTCGATTGCTAGGCCTTGCTTCGGTTGGTGGTAACTATCAAACAATCAAGCAAAAAATAGCGCTGTTAAAACTAGATACATCTCATTTTACTGGTCAAGCCTGGATTCCAAAGGGATCGCACTTGAAGTCGTTTGATGGACTAAAAAACATAGACTCTATCAAGAAAAGATTAATCGAAGAACGCGGCCATGAATGCGAAAGCTGTCTTACTGCTTCTTGGCTAGGGAAAGCAATCACACTAGAAATGGATCACATCAACGGAGACAGAGCCAATAACGACAGGAGTAATTTGCGTCTTCTGTGTCCAAACTGTCACTCGCAAACACGAACATGGCGTAGGCGCAAAAGTGCCGTAACCAAATGAATTACTTCAGTGCCGCTTGAAACTTTGCCCCTGTATCACATGCAGGATCGCTCGACACATTGTCAGTCCAATGGCGAACAACGCCAGCACAAATGAATAGATTGGTAATTAAATACGATGTGAAAATAAAAGTGCGAATAATTGCAATTCTGTCTGCTTCCCTGCTACAACTGGTCTCCTTGCTCCCCAATGCTTTTGCCCAAATTCTCCACAATTGATTCCTGCTCATAAATCCAGGCCTTTAGCTCCGCAACGTACTGTCTAATGATGGCAGCTTTTTCTAAATGCCAAGGATTGGTGCTTTCAAAATACTGAGCATTGTGCCAGTCAATGGCTCTCAATGATTGATAGATGATTGGATTGAGAGGCTCTCTAAGCGGAGTGTTGAATGTGCGACGCTCCGTCATGGCCTTTGAAGTAGGCTTTTATGTATTCCAATGCTACAGGGGCGAATCCATTCCTTTCAACACAGCAATTGAAATAGCGTTTATCCACTTGCCCGTCTAAAAAGATTTGGTGACAATGTAGGTGACCGTGTACATTGCCTAGATAAT